GCGCGGAATCGTTGCGGATTTTGTCTTTGATGCGCGAACCAGGCTACGCACTGCGCCACGTTGTCCGTGTCAGGTTGGCGCACTAGCGGGCTCGGCGTGCTAGGCTGGCGCATGGGCGCAGGCCGACACCACCTCTCCGCTCGCGCTCGGCAGCGCGCACTAGCAGCGCAGCCCATCGGCGGGCCTGTAGTCGAGCTGGCGCCCTCGAGCTACGCCGGACGCGATGCCCCGCCGGCCACGCTGACGCGCTGGCAGGGCGGACAGTGGGGCACGCTGAGCTGGGCGGATGTCGTGGGCTGGATGCAGGCGGCCGAGGCCAGCGGCAGCACGACGGACTGGGCGCGGCTCACCCGCCGCATGTACCAGGACGGCCACCTACTGGCGCTGCGGGGGACTCGCGTCGATCCCGTCGCTGGCGCTGGCTACGACGTCTCTCCAGGCGGCCCGACTCAGGCGGACGCGCTAGCTGCCCAGGACGTCGCCGGGATGCTGGCGAGTCTGTCGGATCTGCCCACGTATCTCGACGCGATCCTTGACGCTGAGTTTGTCGGCTGGTCCGTCTTAGAGATCATGTGGGGAGTACGTGGATCGTGGGTGTGGCCCGAGGGCATGGAGATCCTTGAGCCGCATCGGTTCCGCTTCGACAGACTCATCAAGCCCTATCTGTGGGACGACGGCAGGCTGGCAAACTCGCCGGGAGCAAACCCACAGATCGGACTGACGGGCTTGCCGCTGCGCGAGAACAAGTTTGTCGTGCACATGCCGCGCGTCATTCCCGACTACACGATTGCGTCGGGACTGCTGCGAGCGTGCGTCAGGTATTGGTGGGTCAAGTGGACCGCTGCGGCGTACTGGCTGAACGGAGCCGAAGTCGCCGGGAATCCGCGCGCCATCGGCAAGTATCCCAACGAGACCGCTCAGCCGTTGCGACAGGAGCTATTTGATAACCTGAGCAACCTCTCCGCGTCGGGCGTAGCTGTCATGTCGAAGGACATGGAGATCCAGCTACTAAACCCGTCCGCGCAGGGCTCGTCGTCTGTGTGGACTGCGTTGGAGTCGTGGTGCGACGACGGCATGACCAAGGCCGTACTGGGCTCAACGCTGAATACGGACATCGGCGCAATCGGCTCGCGCGCTGCGGCTGAGTCTCAGGCCAGCACGACGATTCACCCGCGGCTGAAAAAGTCCGCATCGTCCATGTGGGCCACGGTGTCGCGCGACCTCGTGCGGCCATTCTTGGAGTTCAACTTGTGGCGCTACGGCGGCACGATGCCGGCGCTGCCCGTCATCGCCACGCGCTTCCAAGAGGAGCTTGCGCCCAAGCCGAGCGACGTCCTCATCGACGTCGGAGCGGTGACGGTCGATGAGTTGCGGAAGCGCGACGGACTGCCCGAGTGGGGCGCGGCTCGAGGCGGCAACGCCAAGGCAAAGCGCGTCGATATGTTCGCCGCTGCGCCGATGGCCGCGCCGATGGATGCGCCCGCGACTGCAGCGCCCGAGGCTGTCGCCGACACCGCGTTGAACGGGGCTCAGATTGCCAGCCTTATCGAGCTGCTGGCGGCTGTCACCGCTGGCACGATGGCTCCCGCTGCGGCTGTCGTCGCTATCCGCAAGAGTTTCCCGACCATCGCCGAGGCCGAGGCGATCCAGATGGTCGAGGCGCAGTCCGCGCTACAGCCACCGACGCCCACGGATGGCGCTGCGCCCACCGAGGCCGCGCCAGTCATCCAGGCAGCGCGCCGCGCCGAGCCCGAGTCGGGCCAGACATGGACAGACACCGAGGATGGCCACCGCCTCGAGGTAGTCGCCGTCGATGACAGCGCGGTGTGGTTCCGCGACCTAGATGGTCCGAACCCGCGGCGTCAATGGCGCTGGGCGCGCAAGACCTTTATGGAGCGCGCCGCGCCCGTCGAGGCCGCGCCCGCCGAGCCCGTCGTGGTGGCGTCTGCGCCCGCTGGGCAGCTAGCAGCGGCCCCGTCGCAGACTACCTATGCGTCCGGAGGTGCGCCCCCGGAGCGCCCTTTACGCCGGCCGTGGGAGCTGGTGGAGAGCCAGACCGAGGCGGACAGCTAGGCTACTCCGACCTGTGGGCGCTCAGCGATGACGACCGTTCGCAAGCCCTAGAGACCATCGGTGTCCCGCAGCAAGTCAGTGCGGCCGGCGTCATCGACGCGGTGCCGATTGCATCAAGCTGGCTCGACTCGCTGGCCGGCGCTATCGAGCGCGACGACTTGGCCGGATGGGGTGAGCGCATCGCCTCCGATGAGGACTTCGCGGCGTTGCTGTATGAGACGCTGATGAAGGGCGACATGGGCGGACAGCTATTCGTCCGCACCGTCGAGGTGCCCGAGTCCCTGCCGCGCAAGGCATCGCTGGCTGTCGCGCGCATCGATCCCGAAGCGTTCTTCAATCTGCCTTTTGAGGAAGCGATTGCGTCCTTCCGCGAACGACGGCTCATCAGCCCTGCCGAATATCGACGCCTGAGCGATGCCGCCAAAGCCCGCGCGTTCTCCGTGTCGCGGATGACGTCGGACGAACTTGTGCGGCGCGTGCAGGAGATTCTTCAGCGCGAGCTAGAGAGCGGCGCGAGCCTGCAGTCGTTCGTCGATCAGGTGCGCGATGGCGAGGTGGACCTCGGCATTACGGCGACGTCGCCGAGCTACCTAGAGAACATTTTTAGGACGAACACACAAAGCGCCTACGGCGCAGGGCGCTTGCGCCAGATGACGGATCCCGTCGTCGTCGCTGCGCGTCCATACGTCGAGTACCGCACCGCGCAGGACAACCGCGTTCGTCCGAGTCACGCGGCGTTGAACCGAGTCGTGTTCCGTCAGGATGATCCAGGGTGGACTAGGTACAATCCTCCGCTTGGTTTCCGCTGTAGGTGCACGATAGTCACTCGACGCGCAGAACAAGTGGATTTGACCCGAGTGGTTGACTCTGCAACACTTGATATTCAGCCGGATCCTGGTTTCGGGAATCCACGCTAGGACATACATGCCCCACCTTGAAGCGTTCGCTCTCAAGGCAACCGGCAAGACCAAGACTCTAGCGGCTCCGGTGCAAACTGTGATGCTGGCTGCGCCCACGGTTGGTGTCGGCCGGCATGTCGGGCTGACCGGCGGAGATCCCGAGAAGCGCACTACGTGGATCCACGTGGCGATGGATGGCGAATGGGAAGGCCATCCGAGCGGCGCGTTCTCGCTGGATCGCAAGAGCTTCGCTCAATGCATCGCGGCTCTGCGTGCCTGTAAGACGCCGCCTCCCGTGGACTACGACCACGCGAGTCTGCGCCCGCTCGACGGCCAGCCTACGCCGGCCGCTGGATACGTGCTCGATCTGGCGCTGCGGGATGATGGCTTGTGGGCGCTGGTGGAGCTGACGCAGCGTGCCGCCGATATGGTGCGCGGTGGAGAGTACCGGTTCTGCTCGGGCGTCTTCGTGTGGGACGCGGCAGACCGTGAGACTGGCGAACCCATCCCCTGTCAGCTCGATTCCATCGGACTGACCAACAAGCCGTTCATTGACGGCCAGCACGCGATCCGGCTGAGCCGTCGCGCACTAGGAGCAGCGAGCATGGATATCGACAAGAAGGATCTGATGGGCAAGATCGACGCGCTCGCGTCGGGGGCCACCATCTCGGCCAAGCAGCTCGAGGCGCTGGTCGAGTTCATCAAGGCATCGGCCGAGGAGATGCCCGAGGTCGAGGTTGAGGTCGAGGCTCCGGAGGGCGAGGAGAAGCCCGAGGGCGAGATGGCCGAGATGGCGTGCAAGCCTGACTCTAAGGCTGCCAGTCGCTCGCAGGCCAGCCTTGCCGCTGCGCCGCCCGCGATGCCGTCCGCTCCGATGGCTGTCCCCGCTGTCATGCCCGAGGCCGCCGAGGTTGTCGCCGAGGCTGAGAGCGGCGCTGAGTCTTCGCAGGACGCGGCGGCGATGCTGCTCACGAAGCTCGCCGAGCTGACGGGGCTCGATAACGCCTCGCTCATGGCGAGCCTCGATGCGAACTCGGAGCAGATCGTCGCGGCCTTCCAGGGCGCGAATGGCGGCGCGATGCCGTACTCGGCGCTGTCGGCCAAGGCCACCGCGCAGGAGGCAGTCATTGCCGAGCTGACGCGCGAGGTCGGGGCGTATCGCTCCGAGCAGGCCAAGCGTGCCGACGCGGAGCTAGTGGCCGAGGTCGAGGCGCACATCGCGGCGGGGCGCATCCTGCCTGGTAGTCGCGAGAGTTTCGTTGCACTCGCGCGCAAGGCGCCCACCGAGTTCCGCGCGTTGGCGAAGTCGCTGCCGGTGCGTGTGCCGCTGGCGAAGGAAGCGCCCGTGGTGGCGCCCACCTCGTCTTCCTCGAGCCTGGCTGCGGCCAATATCGACGCTTCGCACCCGCGCTACGTCGAGCTTCACAAGGCCTATAGCGACCCGAGCAACCCTTACGCTCGCACGTTCCCGACCGACGCATCGGCCCGCGCCGAGACGATCGATCGGCTAGTCCGCAACCACCTTCGACGCGAACAGCCGATCACCGGCTGAGGAGATACGACATGCCCCTGAGTGCAGACAAGACCCGCGCTAGCCGCGGCCTCCACAACAAGCGAGTCGAGGCGTTCTCGATCCGCACCTCGCAGACGCTTTACATCGGCTCGCTGGCGGCGTTCACCACGCTCGGCCGCGTGCAGGCTGCGGCCGCCGCGACGAACCTCCGGCCCGCTGGCGTGGTCGAGGAGATCATCAACGAGAGCGGCGTGAGCATCTCGGCTGCTACCGGCAACGCCGCTGGTACCGTGCGCGCGAAGATCGCGTGGGGCCACGAAGTGTTCGTGGACATCCGCACGGCCGCGCGGACGTTCATCAACCTCGGACGGAACGTCTTCATCTTCGATGACGACGCGGTCACGGATACCACCGCTGCCGGCACTGCTGCCGTCCGCGTGAGCATCGGCAGCCTCACCGAAATCAACGCGGGCAAGACTCAGGGCTGGCTGGCCCTCCGCGTGTACGGCGACACCAACGCGGTCTGATCCGCACACGACGAAAGAAGGAACACCATGCCCGCCTTGACTGGACAGCTCAGCCATGTCGCAGCGAACACCGAGTTCGCCGCGATGGCCTCCGACATCTTCAACCGCAAGACCGATTCGGTCTGGACGCAGCTCGCGAAGGTGATGCCGTGTCCCGGTGCGTACCTCGAGCTTGATGCGGTGGGCCCCTCGCCCGCTGTGTCGAAGATGCTCGGGAGTCGCCCGTTCTCCTCGCTCCGCGCATACGCCAAGCCGACGCCCGTCGTTGAGTATTCGGCGGACGGCCTCGAGCTTCCGCGCGTCACCGTCGAGGGCGACAAGAGCGGCATCGTCCGCGCTCGTCTCGCCGACTACCTCGCGAGCGTCGCCGACTTCTTTGAGAAGCCGGTGATCGATCTCCTGCTGTCGAACCCGATCGGCATCGACGGCGTGTCGCTGCTCAACACGGCGCACCCCTTCGGCAACGCGGGCGCCACGTGGAACAACAAGCCGACTGCGGCGCTCGACCAGTCCTCGCTCGAGACTGGCATCGTGGCGATGCGCGGCCTGCGGTTTGAGAACGGCGAGCCCGCGGGGTTCTTCCCCACGCACCTCGTCGTCGGCCCTGCGAACGAGCGTGAGGCGCTGGACCTGACGGGTGCGGATCGCCTCGTCGCGTACAGCAACGCGGGCGTGCCGGATGCGACTGCCTCGGTAGTCGCGGCGGCTTCGCTCCGCAACTGGATCGGCGGCCGTCTTCAGGTGATCGTCATCGATCGCTTCGCGAACGGCACCAACGACAACGACTGGTACCTGATGGACCTGTCGAAGCCGAACGTGCGCCCGCTCGCGGTGGGCCAGCAGATCGCGCCCTCGGGCGTCGTCGTCGATGACCCCGCCGCCGAGCCGATGGTGTACCGCGCCGCGTATCAGTACTACGTGAGCGCGACTGCGGCGCTGACGGGATACGCTCCGCAGTGCATCTACGGCCGCAACGCCTGAGTGTGACTGCCGGGAGGGTCGCGGGTGACTGCGGCTCTCCCGGCGTCAGGCCAATGAAGGAGGATGAAAATGGATCGTAGTTTGGGCAGCCTGTATTCGCCGATTCCGAAGAACCACATCAAGTACGAGGGCTCGGTGTACGAGCACCGCGTGCGCCCTCGCGATGAGAAGCGCGTGCTTGTCGAAGTCGATGTGTTCCCGTCGAACGGCACCGGCATCGGCGGCCAGCACGTGAAGCAGGGCAAGCACCGCGTGGTGCTGTATCAGAGCGATCTTGAGGATCTCGAGGCAGCGACGGCTAGCCCTCAGCAGATCCGCGATTGGGACGATGCGGTGGCGTCCTATGAGGCACAGCGCGAGCGGTGGGTCGTGGGCGCAGTCGGAAAGAACGACGGCTCCGAGCAGTACCGCATCAAGCGCGAGCGCGCCCTTGCTCAGTACGGCGACACGACTCCGAGCCTGGAGTTCTGCCGCAAGCATCCGCTCGGGCGTCCTCCGGTGACGTCGTGGCGTGTCCTCGCCGAGAACCTCGATGCGCCCGACACGGACACCAATCGTGAATCGAAGCGCCTCGAGCACCTGATCGGACAGCTCGTGGACGGGCTCGGCAAGGCTGTCTCGCAGAAGCAGACCGGCCGGAACGGCGGCTGACCGTGGCGTGGGTCGATGTCGACTATCTGAACAGGATGATCGGCACCGCCGCGCGCACGGCGCTCGGGCTGACGGGCGGAACGTTCAATCACTACGAGGCGGCCGCTCGTGGGACGGTGCTATCGGCGATGCAGTATGCGGGCTACAGCAGCCCTGGTACTAGCGTCGATCACCTAAGCCCCACGGGCGGCTTCCTTGCTCAGCTCTGCGCCCAGGTGATGGTGCGAGACGCCTATCAGTACCGCAAGGGCGTGCGCCTGCCGTTCGATCCGTCTGGCACCATCAGCGAGTCGCTAATGCGGCTCGACGCCATCTACAACAAGAAGCTTCCGATCCCTGGGCTGACTCCCGACTTGCTCGGCGGATACGGCGGAAACGAGTCCTCCTCGCCCGTGGGCACCAACGCGCGCCCGACGTATTTCGGCCCCGGCAAGCTGAGCGGGTTCTGATGGGCCTCGAGGTGCGCGGCGTTGACGAGCTGAAAGCCAAGCTCGACGCGGTGGCGGCTCGCGCTCGCGACCTGACGCCCGTCCTGACCGTTGCAGCCCAGGATACGCGCACGCTCATTGACGACTCGTTTGCGGGCAGCACGACGCCCGAAAACAGGCCGTGGGCTCCGTTGGCCGACAGCACCGTGGCGCGTCGTCGTCAGGGCAGCAGCGTGCCTCTCGTGGACACGGCGAACCTGCGGAACAGCATCACGGCATATGGGCGAGGAACGTCGTTGAAGTTCGGCAGCTCGGCTCCGTATGCGGCACCTCATCAGTTCGGTTTCGCGCGCTCGGGCCAGCTCAAGAACCGCAGCTATAGGCTAGGCGTCAAGCGCGAGGCTGGCACTCCGTGGACGACGCGCGTGCCGGCGCGGCCGTTCCTGCCTGTCGCTGGCGGCGGCGCGGCTGGGTACTCGCTGATGACGCAAGGCAACGCGGGCGCGCATTGGACGTATGTCCGCAACGCCGTCCGCACGTACATCGCCACCGGTCGGGTGACCTGAGATGGCGTACATCGCGGCAGGCCCGATTCAGACGCGCGTGCGCCAGGTGCTGGAGCAGGCCGCAGGTTCGCTGCGGACTATTTCTGCGGGCTCGTACATCGGCGGGTTTCCCGAGGGCGACGACGATATGGAGGGCGCCCGCGCCGCCGTGGAAGGAGCCCGCGTCGAGGCGCGCGTGCTGTCGGTGCGTCGCTCGCCTGCGAGCCCCCCCATCATCGGCAACGTGTCGCTGTATGAACTGCGATGGCGCATCAAGGTGCAACGGCTGCTCGACCGCACGACGCAAATCGACGATGCCATTCGCGATGCCGTCAAGGCGCTTGCATTCCGTGACGCCGATGTGCTGTGTCAGGCGCTTGGGTATCCTGGCAATCTCAATACGACGACGGCAGGAACGGCGACCGGAATCGTCTCCGGGATGCTAAGCTACGTCGAAAGCAGCTCCGATGTTCGCGGCCCGATTGACGACGGCGCGAGCATCATCGAGACGGACCATCTTTTTGTCTGCACCGTGCGCGGTGCCCCACAGGTGACGCCATGAGCATCGAAGTCCATTCCGTACAGCGCATCCGTGGGTTCCAGGAAGCCACGTTCGGGGCCGACTCCTCGGGCTCCGCTGGCTCCTTTACCGATCTCCCGATTGTCGAGGGCTCGGCGACTGTCACCGTGACTCGCGATGAGCTGGATCCCGGCCAGCTCGTGCAGAGCCGCCTCGAGGGCCGCGAGCGCGTTCTCGGCAAGCGCAGCGCCACGCTGAGCTTCCAGCTCAATCTCGCGCCCACGGGCACGGCTGCTGCCTCGGGCGTCTCGGCGGTGACGTCGGCGCTCGGGCTCGTACTCAAGAACGTCATGGGCGCTGAGGTGCTGGGCACGGGCGCGACGGCTTCGACGGGATCGACGGCCAGCGTCGTCAACGTCTCCGTAGGCACGGGCACGCGCTGGGCGAATCCTGGGACGCTGATGGGCTGGGCCAATGCGGCAGGCGTCGTGGAGTGGCGCGAGGTCGAGTCTCGATCGACTGACGCGATCACGCTCAAGCGCGGATTCAGCGGCTCTCCCGCGAACGGAAACACGCTGTTTCAAGCGGCTACGTACCATTTCACCGAGAACGTCACGACGTCGATGGCGTTCATCGTCGAGGGCTTGGAAAGCGACGATCGCTGGCTGCTGACTGGCTGTCAGGCTGTCGGCGGGATGACCATCGCGCTCGACCTGACCGGCGGCGCGATTCCCCGCGTGACGTTCAACTTCACGGCCGCTCGATGGTATGCCAGCGACGAAACCAGCTCGGGCTTGACTGGCACTCTCGGCACCGCGACATACAGCGCGTACAATCCGATCGTCGGCGAGACTGGCAACTTTGAGGTGTGGACGGTCGGCGCTGCCACGTTCTCCACCGCTCAGTCGATCCACGTGTCGGCGCTCGCGTTTGAGCCGCAGGCTACCTTCATCCCGTACACCTCGCCGAATGGCATCAACACCATTCGTCAATGGGTGGCTGCGCGGAACATGGATGCTCCGGTTCAAGGCTCGTTCACGCTTCCATACGAGAGCAATGTGTGGTTCAACCACCGGAACAACCGCAGCGACCTGGCCTGTCAGTACGTCGCAGGCGTTGCCGCTGGCTCGGCTGTCATCCTGAGTTGCCCGACGATTCAGATTCTGAATCCGCAGCGCCAGGCCGATGCGGCCGGCTTGGCTGCTCAGGTCATCATGTTCAAGGGACGTCGCGATACCGACGTCGGCGTGACGACCACGGACGTCGCCAAGTCTCCGTTCCGCATTCACCTCGGCTGATGGCCGAGGGCTGACTCAAGGAGTGCATGATGGCTGATACTGGCTTCAAGGTGGTTTGCAGGTTCGATCCTGCGCTGGATCCCGAGGCGATGGGATCCAGCGCGGTGCGTCGGTTTCGCGAGACTGGCGACTTCGCCGAGGCTCAGTTCCGAGATGGAATGCGGCCCACGGTGTTTCATTGCCGCCGTCTCAAGGTCTCGGAGATGCAGGCCGTGAATGGCTATGCCACCGAGTCCGACAGGCTGTCTGCTGCGTTCGCACGCGGAATCCTCCGCTGCGAGGACCTGTACTCGGAAAACGGCAGTCGCCGGGAGTGGGTTCGCCCTGATCCCGAGCGGCCCGTTGCATCCTCCGTGATCGACGCGACGTTCGATTTCGGCGAGGTGCAGGAGGTGGGTGCGGCGATCTACGGGAGATCCATCCTGGGAAAAGGGAGGCCGGCAGCCTGGCCGCTGCCGGATACCTCGCGTGCCGCAGTCGGGGCCCTCGCGTACCACCTTGCGGAGCGGACGCTCGAGCAGGATGCGTCCTCAGCCCCGAGCAAGAGCGGAGCAGACTCGGCACCGACTACGAGCGGCTGAGGGGCTGGCGCGAGGTGTACGGCTGCGACTGCGACGGCATCGAGCGCCCTGAGCAGCTCGACCACGGGCGACCCCAGGACGTCGCTCGAGGCGTGCTCGTCGCGGTGGAGCGGGTGACGGGCATCCGGCCTCCCACGTGCCCGTGGCGCGCCTTCTACGAGCCCGTGGTGCGCGATGTACTGAGCGTGTCCTGGGCGACTGGCGATGCGCACGCGCTCGGCCCGGTGGTCGGCCCTGACCCCGACCACAAGCTCATGGTGGCGCTGGGCGTGTACACGCGGTCCAAGCTAGCCACGACGGCCGACGAGCAGCGCATCCGCGACGAGGAGCGCGAGCGCGAGCGGCAGCGCAAGCAGGCGACGATGAACGCACAACGAGGGCGCCATGGCTGAGCAGCCGATCCAAATCGAGGTCACGTTTGACGGCGCATCCGAGGCGACGCGCGAACTGGGCCGCGTCAGTCAAGGCATCTCCAATGTCGGTCAAACGGCAGACCGTGCGGGCGTCACGGTCGAGTCGTTCTCGCGCGGCTTTCAGAACACGGCGCAACGCATCCAGGGTGTAGCCGGAGCGGTGCAAACGCTGGCTAGTACATTCGGCAGTGAGAACAGAACCGGAAGTCTCGTTGCTAGCGTGGCCGGCGCAACTGCTCAGTTCGCTTCCATGGGCGCCATGCTCGGACCGACTGGCGCTGTCGTTGGTGGCATTGCAGGACTCGCGGCTGGCCTGTTCAACGTCGTCACCGCATCGGATAGCAGTCGCTCTGCGATTGAGCAGCTACGCGAAACCATGCAGAACGCTACCACCGATGCAGATCGGTATGCTGCTGCGCTGGCATTGGTTCGTGGAGAGGACGAAGCGGCAGCGCGATCCGAACGCGCAAGAGCCATTCGTGGAGAAAACTGGGCTGCGCTAAATCTCCCAAATGAAGAATTGCGAGCAGAAATCCGTGCTCGTGAAGCTGAGATCAATCAGCTAATCGACCAATATGGAGCTGCCGCTGAAAGCGGAACGCGTGTCTCCGCATTGCGCGAGGACATTCGCCGTCTTGAAATCCTATCCTCTGTAGAGAGTGAAACTACGATTTTCGGCGAACCAGCCGCCGCATCCGCGCCAGCTAGGCGCGGCGGTGGCGGCGGTGGCCGTCGAGGGCGCGACGTATTTGAGATGCTCGGCGGCGCAGCCAGCAACGAGGACATCGCCGGAATCAGCGCCGAGTTTGAGCGGCTGGCAGCAGAGCGCGCGGAGCGCGAGGCCGAGGCAAACGCGCTAATCGAGGAGAAGCGCAACGCCCATTATGAGGCTCTCAAGGAGATGGCCATCGAGGCGCAGGACGCCGAGCTTGAGCGGCAACGCGAAGTCAACGAAGCTCTCGCCGAGATGGAACGCGAGCGACAGGAGCGCATCCGCGAAGGCCAGCTAGCCGAGAAGGAAAACCAAGAGGCCGAGGAGGAGCGCAGTCTTGAGCGCCGACGTTCTCTGAATGGAGAGCTAATGGGCCTGCTGGGCGATGCCACGATGGCCTTCGGCAAGTCGCTGGCAGCTATCGCGACAGGAGAACAAACCGCCGAGGAGGCGTTCCAGGGACTAGCCAAGGCGTTCCTCGAGATGATCTCGCAATACGCCACGATGAAGGCGGCGACAGAGTTTGCCGACGCTGCGGCATCGTTCGCGAAATACGACTATGCAGGCGGTGCGGCACATATCGGAGCCGGCGTGGCGTTCACTGCAATCGCGGTCGCGACTGGCGTGGGCGCCGCTGCTATCGGCTCGGCTCCCAGCGCACCGGCTCGTCCCGAGTCCGGAGGTGGCGCCGAGGCCGCTCAGGGCGGAGACGTCGTAATCAACTGGAACTCGCCTGTGATCACGGCGGGCACGCAGGCCGAGCTAGGACGCGAGCTGCAGGCAGCCGTGAGCGCGGCGGGGAGCATCTGAGATGCCGTCCGGACTCTTGTATTGCAGCGGATTCCAGGTGTCGGCGAGCGCTGCTATGACCGCGACCGTGGCTGGTAGCGCGGCATCGATCGCCAATGGCTACTACATGCCGGCGATGCAGACGTCCCTGGTGTATCCGACGCCAGGTGTATCGTGGACTGGCGCTGCGTACACCAACTTCACCACGGCTGTAAAGAGTGCATTCGATGCCGCGACAGCATCGACGTTCACCGTGACGTTCAGCACCACGACTGGTTTGTATACCATCAGTCGGGCAACCACGTTCACGCTGACGTTCAGCTCGGCGAGTGATCTCAGGCTGCGTGCTGCGCTTGGCTTCACAGGCAACAAGAGCGGTTCCAATAGCTACACCTCGGATGCCGTTCCGGCCTATGTGGTGCGCTCAGAAATCCTCGGACGCACGAACGTCATGGGCCAGTACGAGCCCGACGACATCGCCGAGGAGACGGTGTCGGATGGTGGCGAGGCGTTCGTCGTGACGCGCAAGACTGGCGAGTTTGTGATGACCTGGCAGCAGTCCATGGAGCCACGGATCGCCGTGTATGAGTGGGCGGCATACAAGGCCGCAAGCAACTCGAGCATCCCGTGGTCATGGCAACAATGGTTCGCACACACGCGAGGCACGCACCCGTTCTATATCAACGACACGCTGTCGGGTGAGGAGAACGGCGCGGTGTTCCGATTGACTGCATCCGGGGCATCGTTCCGGCCGCAGCGCGTGACGGCGGACTATGACGATCAATGGATCGTGCCCTTTGAGGCGCGGTGGCTGGGCCGGTATAACTGATGACGTCCACCGTTACAGGAAGCGGCGAGCTGTCGTATCGGCTGCTGATCGAGCGGTGGCCCGAGTCGTGGGTGACTCATCAGTCGATGGAGAACGCCGCAGTCACGCCGAAGCGGTACATGGGCCTGTCGGTACGTGGAGCCAAGGTCAAGCACATCAGCAACCCGCTCACGATGGAGTCCGAGGTCTCGTCGCTGAGCTGCAAAGTTTCGGACGTCCTGGGACGAGCCACGCTGTCGTTCGGGCAGCGGCCGTCGCTCCGCACCTGGCTCACCACGGATATGGCAACCAGCGCGGCGACGATGCGTGTGCAGGCATCGCTGGCGGCGCTGGGATGGCCTGCCAGCGGCACCGTGTGGCTCGACAGCGAGGCCATCGACTACACGGGCCTCGGCACCTCGCCCAACCGCTTCACGGGCTGCACTAGGGCTCGGCTCGATAGCGCACCGCAAAAGCACTACGTGTCCACGGGAGGGTACACTCGGTATCCCGAAGTCAGCAACCGCCCGCAGACGATGGCGGGCTGCAGAGCGTGGCTGTACCGCTACGAGCAGACAGACGATCCGCAGGGAAACGGCACGCTGTACTGGCGCGGCATCATCACGAAAGATCCGGTGTACGACGGCGCGTCGTGGTCGCTGTCCATCGAGCCGTTGACGGTGCTCCTAGAACGCAGCGTCAACGCGGACATTGCCAACTCAGCTCGACCGCGTGGCATCTACTACCCCGATGACTCGTATTTCAATCTGACACTTTCGTCGGATGCCATTTCTGGCACCCTGCCGATCAACCTGCGCGGCTTTTGGGAGTCTAACCAAGACTTCATTGACGACATCAATGCCGCCATTTCGGCGTCGTCGTTTGAGACGAACAACCGATGCCGCATGACAGCCGTCGCCGACGGCGACT